ACCAAGTGTGCCACCAGTCAAATTGATATTAGCTGCACCTTGTGCTCCGCCAACCAATGCTCCACTAGCTGCCCGAGAAGCCACATTAGTAGCCCAAGGACCCCAACCTGAGGGAAGGCGCATTTTACCGGCTGCATCTAAAACTTTTCCACCTTGACCACTAAGAAAATCTAATGCACTTGAAGCCATCGGGCCTGCTTCTGGAGCCAAGGCATTGACGCCTTTAAGAGCCGCACTACCCAGTAAACCACCAACCGCTTCTGTTGCAGGAACTAAAGAAAGCAAGTTACCTGCTGTTTGTGCGCCAAAATTAGCCCAAGGATGTTCAGTTTGATATGTTGAACGAGCTTGAGTTTGAGCCTGTGTTTGGGCTTCTTGCAATGCTTGTCGCTCATCAGGGCTTATTCCTTGATATGTTGGGGTAGCATTACCTTGATCAAGTCCTAAAGTTATCCCACGCACAAACGCATTACCAGCACCATAATTGGCCTGATTTGGATCATACGCACGAGCATTTGAAATATAAGGATTATCTGCACCACCTCGATTAAGATATTCATCATAAGACATTACAACTTGAGGTGAACCTCGCCCTAAATTTTTTGTAGCTACAACATACTGAGGAGTCGTAGGCCCAAGATTAGTTCCTGTCGAAGGACTAGCGCCTCCTACCGAAGGTATTGCAGTTGGCTCAGGTTTTACTGCCATAACAGGCCCAACTGGCTGACCTGCTTTTGCTGCCAACTGTGCTTGTGACTGAGCAATTTCTTGGTTCATAGGTGCTTGAGCACTCATTTGAGCAAGTTTAGCCGCCGCAGCTTTATTAGTAATATCTTTGAGCATCTGAGCACGAAAATCAGTGCTATTACCCGCCGGAGGCACCATCAACGTAGCATCAGGTTGACCGGATGCAAAAGGAGCATACCCAGTTCCACCCATTTTCAAACTAGCCCACTGGGTCATATCATTGCCAGTTTTACCTGCCAAAAACGGATTGGCCTTAATGGCATCTGGATCAAGGTGAGCAGAAACCAAGTCATTTGGATTATTAAGCACAGAAGCAGCACCACCTGCCCCAAAGAAATGAGACAGGTAAATGTTGCCAGGAGTTACAGGCAATCCTTTATCTTGCAATGCTTTTGTGTTGTCACGAATATACTGGATACCAGCATCAATGTTTGTAGCTGGATCGTATTTGTTTCCATTTGGGGCATAATTGCCAAACGTCCGGTCAATCATTTGGTAAAGGCCACCCGCGCTTGCATTAGGATTTTGAGCCTTAGCATCAAATTTTGGATTTTCATTTCGCAAAACTCCCAATGCAACCTGAGGATCAACTCCGTATTTTTTCGCAGTTGCAGTCACCATATTGTAAATATCAGACGGAACTCCAGTCGGAGGGGCAGAAGGCGCAGTTATGCTGGAACCATTTGAATTTTGCCCAGCAGTATAACTGTTAGCAAAATCAGTTGGAATAAGTGAGTCGCGCCAATCTGCCATTTTTATCTCCTACTTACTGTTGAGTGTCATTTCTGTGAATATAAGCATGAAGCATCTTTTCATTGCTATTAGCCCAATTTTCCCAGTCTGACTGAATGGATTTTGGCGTGGCCTTGATCCCATTCTCTGCAATATAATTGTCCATGTGAGTTTGCTGAATATTAGCAAGTTCAATCATAGCTTTATAGTTACCCAAAATCTTTTGCACAGCATTTGGATCACTATCAATATGAGCCATGTTGGTTTGATAACCTTTCCACTCGTCTTGTGAAACTCGGCTTTGACCGCCAAAATCGCCTTTCACGCTCTGAGTGGACATTGACGTAAAGATGTTTTTTAAAATTTGAGCATTAGCAAGCCCATCAGGATTATTCATAATGGTATCTTGAATACTTTTAACTGTAGCTGGATCAACACCGATCTGCGTCAAAGGCAAAGCTTGAACAAGCTGTGCAAGATCAACTCTGCCACTTGTTCCTGCGCCAGTTTTAAATTTCTGCAAGATATCTTGAGCATTAGCAATTTGCTGACTAAGCGCTTGATAGCCTAAAACTTTTTCATTAACCGAGTCTTTGTATTTAATTATTGAGTCCACATTGGATTTTTCCAAAGGCCCAAGTCCTGTTTTATTTTGCAAATCTGTTAATGTTTTATCTGCCGCAGCAGCAGCCGGAGGTTGCGCCTGAGACTGGGGAGGAGCAGTCCCAGGCGCGGGAGAAGCAGGGCCACCGGACTGGCCCCCTTGCGCTTCTCCTGGAAATGCAGGCTGAGAGCCTGGCAAAGGTTTGGCTATAACAGCATTAGGCAGGTAAGGTGCTTCAGCAGGATTAACAGGAGCACCCACAGGAGCACTTGCTGGCGCTTGAGGCCCATTAACGCCGAATGGCGAAGGCTGCGGCCCAAGAGGTGGCATAGGCGGATTAAGCCCTGCTGCACTTAAAGGCACAATCATTGGTGCACCAGTTCTTGGATCAATAACATTTACAGGAGGTAGATACATAGGCGTAACGGCGGTAATTGTAGACGCACCAGTGCCTTTGTCTATCGTACGAAGAACATTAGCTGCCCCTGTATTCAAGCTTTCAATCGTAGGGCGATAAGTATCAATTTGAGTTTGCACTCCCATTGCTTGATCTGCAATCCTTTTGGTGACACGAGTCAAATCTTGCGGAGACAAAGTATGTGCCTCCTGAGCATAAGCTGCAAACTGAGCTGGAGTAATCACCTTGTTTTCCAAAGCAGTTTTTGCTGCTCCAACAAACGCTTCCGCAGTCACCAATCCCTGATTATTTGCTTTGGCATCGGTCAAAACTGATTGAGCAGCTTGCCCTAAAATATTCATTTGTTTGCTGTTATTATCCAACATCATGGAAACTGTGCTAGCATCTACTTGCTTTGTTTCCAAAATATTTCTAATAGCAGCGCCTGCTACAGAGGCAACATCTGGATTTGAAGCAAGTCCTGCAATCGCTTTATTATAATCCACTGTCCCATCTGGGCCAGTCGCCGCCTGAATAACAGCACCAGCAGCTTGCAAAGCTTTAGCATTTTGTATTTCAATTTGCTGCGCTTGCATTGCTTGCGCTTGTGCAGCCATACTCTGCCTACGGACCTGCATTTCCTGTCCTTGAGCTGCCATTGCCAAAAAATTTGGTGCCTGATTTTGGGCAATCAAAGGTTCATACATGCTTGTGTCAAGTCCGTTAGGCATCTTATATCTCCAAATTTCTTACAAAAGTTTAACCACCTGGAACTCCAGGACTATGTATCAGTCCCATTTCCGCACTATTCAGTCCATAATTGCCAGTTAAACCTGGATTATTAACTGATCCATTCAAAAGCCCCATCAAACCATAATTGTTAGCATTTAGGCCGTTAGCTCCTGCTGCAATACCACTACCATAATAACCCTGAAGGCCGCTGTTAATTGCACCAGCTGCGCCCATATACCCCGCAGCCTGGGCAGTACCGCCCTGCATAATGGAATTGGCAATATTTGATCCTGTAGTTGTAGCAGCATTACCAACACCAGCCGCCGCATTTTCACCAATTCCTGCTGTGCCAACCAGCATATTATATGCTTGCTGATTTGTCGCAAGGTTATTGGCAAACTGAGTTTGAAAAGTGTTACTTGCCAAGCCGGTAGCATACTGCCCTGCTCCTTTAAGAGCCGCACCAGAATTTGCCAAACCTTGAGCCGCATACGAGTTTTGCACTCCCTGCAACCCCTGATTGAGTGTAAACTGATAACCTGGAGTGTTTTCTAACTGCTGCATGGTAGGCTGAAAAGGTGCGGTAAGACTCGGCAACGCATTTGTCAGCATATTTGTTGCACCAACACCAGCCGTCATATACGGTTTCAGGTTTGCCTGAGTCGTATTAAACATCTGCATTTGCTCAGCTTGCGCTGCTGCTGCCGCATTTGACTGGGCATTTGATGCACTCAAAGACCCAAATAAACTGGCGCCAGCTCCAATAATTGATCCGATACCCATTTGTTTATCCTAGTCTTTTAGTGTGAATGTTATCCGAGTGGGAGTAACCAAGGTGGGCAAAAAGTTTATCCAAGTTTAAATCTTCTTCAACCTTGGTATGCCAAAAAACTCTTTTAACCCCACGCAAAGTTAGCCATTTCTCAGTTTCTTTAATCAGCTTAATGCCAATTCTGCCTTTGGCTCTTGAGGCCAACTCGAGATAATAGGCATCTTCAAATCCACAAAGAGTGCTAGCATAGTGCATGTGGGCTCTAACCACCATCAAAGTATAGCCGATCATGCGCCCAGCTTCTCTGGCAGTCAATATCTGAAGCTGCCCCCTCTTAAATAAAAAGTCATAAGATGGGATGTCTGGCTCCATTTTCATGCTCTTATCCTGAGCAATTATCTGATAATGTTCTTTCCAGAGTTCTTGAGAGTCTCTTAGAAAGGTATCCCAAGTTTCAAGCTGAAAAGATATGTCAGACATCAAGTTGACTCCAGTTTGGGGTGTAAATTTCTTTGGGAGAGGCAATGTCGATTGAAAGCCAAATAAGAGGATTGGCAGTCAAATTACTCACCGCAAGCTGTGCTTTTCTATTTACCCACCACACTGAACTAACTGGCGGATAAATAATTTCCCCACCACTTTCCATCGCCACTCCAACATCCCCTTGAAGCACCACAATATACGAGTCATAATAATCATCATGCAGTTTTTTGCCGACATACAAATCTTGCACATCTTCAAGTTTTTCAAAGAAGTCACTTTGCTTTTTTCCTGCATCAAGTTTATGAATGGCAACTCGCCCAAGATGCTCTCCACTCACCCGCCCGACCAAAGTCTGGATCAGAGAGTTTACTTCCGGCAAAAGTGCTCGTGCTGGATAATTCTCCACCACCAGTTCACCGTAAACCGACATCAAGTAACTTTGCCCTTCATTAAACTTATTATGCCTAAGAACAATATCAGTAAGTTCCCAATCACCACGTATGTGCTCCATTATTCTGTATTGACCCCAAAGGTGCCCTTGCCGAGTTACCGATGCTAAAAGAGGGAGCGTGTCCAGCTGCCCCATCATCAAAAAATTATTCATCTCCCAAACTCCTCTATCCTGGCATAAATGTCATTGTAGGAGCAACACTGTAAGTCACGGTTACAGTATCACCCAAGGCTATACGAAATCCGGCATTAGCTGCCTGAGTATGCACAATAGTGTCGGCACGCTGAATAGTTAATGCAGAAACTGATCCGCCAATAACATAAAGTGTGCCAGCACTTTTAGGTTGAAAAACTAAAGGGGAGCCGGTAGCTTGCACTACAGTCGGTTGCCCTGGATTTGTAGCTGTGTAAACTCCTTGAAGAAAATTTCTCCAAAGTGGATTTACTGTGCCATCGGGAAGTGTAAATGGCATGTTGTAGTTTGGAAAAGTATTTGCCATCAGTTACGTCCTGGAGTTATTTCAATAAAAGCACCTTGAAGAGCCACTTTAGCCGGAACTGACCAAAAAAGTTCAAACACCCGATCTCGAGCCATACCAAGGTTCCACCAAGTTGGAATTTCCAAATAATCCCCACTTTGCCCTATGGTCTGCTCAATTGCATCACTCCAAGTTACCCCTTTTGTATCACTAAATCTGAGATACATAGTCGGCTGAATTGACACCACTTTTGGTCCAAAATCCGCACTGAAATCCAAGTTAAAATCAGGAGCAACTGCCAATGCAGTTACTTCCGTTCCAACTTCCGCATCGGCTGTAAATTGATTATAAACTACTCGTTTATTCTCGTTCACAATATGAGAGAAACCTCTGCGCCGTACAATTTGAGTTCCATTGTCCGTGTAATTATTGGTGTCCCAAAGATAGAGAGTGCCAGTTTGCCAATCCCCTACTACCACACTTCCATAAGCTTGAACTCCGCACTGCGCCCGATGCCTGTGCTCTACACCATTATTGTCCAGCCAACATTCTTCATGCCAAAGATGCTCTGTAATGTCGTAAACCCAAGTTTTGTCTGCTGTCGGAAAATTTACTCGATAAAAGGCATGTCCATCAATTTCCAGCACAAATCCAATCGCATCTGCCACAGTGGAATAATTTTGAATTTCTGCATCCATGGCAAAGGTGGAGATTTTTTGTGCTCGATAGGGCATACCCATCATAATAGTCTTTTGGCCGTATCGGTTCTGACCTACCCAAAAAAGCATTATGTCATAGGTAGCCACCGAATACGGGGCGGCACAGCCATGATTTAGCAATGATCCATGAATTTGTGCGAAGGGAAAATTAGGATTGCCCACGTCATTCCAGACCTCACTTGTCTGGGTACCAAGAAGCCATATATCCCCATGCACCACAATTAAGCCCACAATATCATCTGGGCCTCCTGTTTTCGAAACAATGTAAAGCGGATCAAATGCCACCTCATTGCTTAGTGAGGAGTAAAAAATTGGAGTTCCAGGCTGATTAAACAGCAAGAAAGTGTCCAAATAATCTATTCGAGTTGAGCCCAAAAAATTTGGATCGGTAATGGTAGAAAAAGCTAAGGTAGACAAAGTTACCTGATAGCCAACTGTTGTCCCATCCACCAGCACCAAACTGATGCCATTGTCTTTCATTTGCACTGGAGTCAAATAATCCGCTATTTGCCCGACTTGAATAAACTCCCAAGACGAGTCAATATAGTAAAGATACGGTCCTAGAGCGCCAAAAAGCTGGCCTGTCGAAGCCGTATAAAGGCCGCGAAAACCAGCTAATGGTCCTTGTGCAAGTTTTGTAAGTCCTGGAGTTGGATAATAAGTGTAGGGGGCTGGTGCTCCTTCTGGGTTCTTCTCAGGATATAAATTCAAGCACCTTTGGGCATTTGCTAAAAGTGATCTTGCAGTATAACTACCGCCGATAAGAGGAAGTTTCACCAGCCTACTCCTTTATTAAGCCGACAAGACGATTGACCAGTAACCTGCCTGTGCACAGAAATAATACAAGTTTTTGCCAGAAGCAACTGAAATACCGGTTGCACCAGCAGTTGAGTTTATGAAGTCACCGGTCTGACCAAAAAGCTGAAGTGCGTTTGCACCAGCATTTGCAATGGAACCGGAGTCACCAATATTAGCTTTAGGCAAAATTACACTGTCTCCAGTTGTAGCCACCGTTGCTACTTTAGAAAACGTAGCATTAAGCTGATACGCATTTGCTTGCCCACCACCGGCAGTAGCAATAATGCCATACTGTGCTGTGGCTAGTGGATTACCAATCCGATCATTAAGCTTGGTTCCGTCAATCAGACGATAACCATTCTCAAAGTTATTAGGGTTATAAATTGCAGAAGCTACCATATTCTCTACTCCTAGTTAAAGCTGTCTGTATAAATGTTGTAAACACCATCACGAACAAGTCCTTGTGGCATCCTCAACAACTGTTGCTTGTAATTTGCTTTTACAAGCGTGTTTTCTGCGTCCCTTGCCAAGAAAATAAGTTCTTTGCTGGCTTCAATCCTATACGCCGAGCATATCCTAAGCGCTAAAGCATATTGAAGGGCTGCAAAATATTCAGGCGGCAAGCTAACTGCCGTAGCAGGGGTGGGAAATGTTGCCAGTACCATAGGCACTGAAATGTGAAGTTCGTAAATATTTGCCACAGGAACAGGCCAAAAGTAAACCGTAGCAACTGGAAAATTTTCATCCAGATAAACCCAGCTTGGTATCGTGCCCATGCTTTTTAAGCTAATGCGGTTATAGTCCTCTTTAGACTGAATAATGCCCAAAGACCTATCTACCGGAATACCGGAATTGATAAGTCTGACAAAAGCCGAGTCCATTTTCCTAGGGGCATCTACAAATGGAAAATCTCCACCTGGTCCGCAAGTATAACTTAGCGCACCAGTGGAGGTCAAAGACAACTCTACCATGTGGTAGATGAAGATTTTTTTCTGGTTCCACTGGGAAATCAGCCAATTCAAACGGCGCAGCCCAGTAGATATATCTTCTGCTGTAAGGTTTCTACCAGTCCCCTTAATGCCCACATCACGAAAAGCTTCGTTAATGATGTCTAAAGCTGTCGCCGTTGGAAGTGCCATAATTTACCTCACTTTAACTTGACCATTTCTCTGGCCTCGGCTTTTGGTGCTTGAGCAGCCAGCAAATCTGCCAGTTGCTTTTTCATTGCTTCCATTTCAACAGTCTGTTTTGCCAACTGTTCTGCCAAATTGTTCTTTTCCACCAAAACCGGATCAGGCTCAGCGTCAGGCTGGGATGCAATATGCGCCAGTTCTTCTCGCTGATTATTTACAATAACAGTCTTACCATCCCAGTTTTTAACTGCTTTTGGAAATTCTGAAAACTTGTAAGGGGGAAAATTTATCTTAGCGTAAACGCCTTTATAACCACTCATTTTTGCCTCCGCAGTAAAAAAGAGGGGGACTAAGCCCCCTCACACTAAAGTTAGATCGCGTCACCCACGGCAACTGCCCATTCAGGACGAACCCAAAGGTAGCCGTAAAGAACGTCCAGACGAGTAATAAACTCGTCGTTGGTGATGTTGTAAGCCGACACCATACGCATCGAGATCCCATCAAACTGCTCACGAGCAGCTTCATGCACACCCTTTGGCAACTCAAGGTCAGCAGTGGCCAAAGTCACAGCTTCAGGAGCATACGCAATGTTCTTACGATAAGCGGAGCCAGTAGGTGTCACAACTGAGATCTGAGCGCCGTTAACTGGCGACGAGTCTGTGGTCTGATACTGAACTGGGTTGCCGCCAATCGGAGGAACGATTGCTGGGTAGATGGAAAGTGAAGTTGCGCCAGTGGCAGCAGCGGCAGTAATAACAAACTGGGCAGCCTGCATGGTGCTTTGCTTGGTAATACGGTTGACTGCGTTCACGTTTGCAATGGTGATAATGTCACCAATGTTGAGCGGGCCGCTCAGTGCGCTGACAGTCAAGCTGTTGCCAGTCTGGTTTGCACCAGCCACAGTCGGAGCAGTCACGAAAGCACCAGTATTGTGCTTAATAACTGTCTGATCCATGAAGAACTCAAAATTGACAGATTTTTCAATCATGCCAGTTTCGTACTGCTTCGAGATCGTATCCGAAGGATTAAGCAAGCCGGTCAGGGTGCTGACGCTGCGAGCCATGGTGATTGGATCGAGGATGATCTTGCGGCCTTTGCGGGGAGCAGAGCGCAAGTCCAAAATCGCACCAGCAGTCAAAAAGTCCACAAGACGAGGGCTCAAAACGTTGCCGCTTGCATCCAAGTTTGCTGTAAAGTTTGAGATACCACCTTCAGCGCCGCCCATAACGTCTGCTGCAACAGCACCAGCAAGGTTGTTCACCATGGGAGCCAGCACACGAGCCGAGAAGTCATCCAAGGTCATTGTACGTTCAACGGAGTTAAACTCAATGTCAACACCCTTCTGAGTAGACACAACCAAGGTTGTGCTGGTTTCAGTGGTGTCCTGTGGAGAAGCTGCTGGACCAGTACGAACGGTATAATCGTTCGGCAGACGGATACGCAGTGCCTGACCAATTTTGCCGCCAGAACGTGCAAAAGAGTCATCATACTGCATGTTGATATTACGGATAAACTCGTTTGAGTTGCGCCACAGCATGATCGCCTCACGGGTGATCATGTTAATGCTTAAAAGTGCGTTTGACATTAAAATCTCCTAATTGGTAAATGATAAATTCTGGTCAAAGAACTTGGACATTGACCAAAAACAAGATGAGGTGCTTGAGTCCTCAGTTAGTGTCAAGCTTGCATAAGAACGTCTTATGATCGACTATTTTTTGCCGCCTCTAGTTTGGCTGCGAAGTTTAGCCCATTCTGCCATAGACAAATTTGGGTCATCTAGTCTTGGTTCGGCCTTCGCTCTACCACCCACCTTTGGCTCAATCGGAGCAGGAGCCTTTGACAAAGCTGTAGTTGCTGGCCGATCAAACTGAGCCGCTAGTTTTGCTACGGCCACCGCTTGCTTGATCGGTGGCATAGCTAAAATCTCTGTTGCTTTTTCCCAGTCTTTACCAAGGGTATTGATAATCTCTGCACCCTTGCCGGACTCAATCAAGGCTTCCATAAATTCCCTGCTCATTCCGCCGAGGCGAGTATTTATGTTAGCAAGGGACTCATCAAAGTCATTAAACTGAGTTTTGCCCTGAGCCGCAATTTTATTACACTCATTGTTGAAAGCAACTTCAGCTTGCTGAGCCATTTCAACTTTAAGTTTTTCTTTAGCCCGCCGCTCGATCTCGGCGTCTAAATCTGCTGGCACCGGAGGTTGATCTCCATCCAGTTTAAGAACTTTGTTAAGTTTTAACTGGCTTTCCATTCTTGCTCGTTCAGTTTCGGCTTTTTGCAGTCGATCCTGAAGTTCGTATTTTTCGCGTGTAAGCTGATCAATACGTTTTACTACTCCATTTGGAGCAGGTTGTGGTTTGGGCTCTGGCTCAGGCTCAGCAGCAGGTTCTACCTCAGGTTCTGCCGAAGGCTCTGCCGAAGGCTCAGTGCCAGTTCCTTGACCATCTTCAAGTGCCCAAAGGGGCTGAATTTTATTCCAGTTCATTGTCCGGTACTCCGTTCGTATAATTTTGCTATGCGCTCACTTCTCCCAGATCGCAAAGCATTGTCTTGGATTAAGGCATGATGTATGTCATTTTTCAAGCTCTCGTCTATCGGAGTAGTAAGCAACTTTGCTAATGTGGCTCGAGCAGGCTCTAAGAAAAGATGCCAAGATGACTGGGCATAAGACTCCTGATTTTTGTTCTCTTTGTAGAACTCGTTTGAGTAGCTAGCGTACATATCATACACCTCCCTCGCCATATCCATAGCAGTCTTTTTGACTAGGAAATGGCAATGTATGTTGTTTTGTCCGGACATTTTAAACTCCTTATTTTGTAGAAAGCAAACTATTGATTACATCAATCCCTTTTTTAGGATCAGTTAATCCTAACTCTAGGGCATTTAATGGTGGGCTTCTTCCAGTCAAAACTAAATTTATATCTGAACTATATGGATCACCGGTTTGTATTTCATTAGGAGTTGATATAATTTTATTAACTGGCTGCTGAGGCGGAACATTTTTATACGGCCTTTGATATTCCATAACAGATTTTTGAAAATTTGACATATTTGGAGGCAATGTTTGCTCCCATGCGGAATTTACTTGTCTCATGTAAGCGTTTTTAGCATCTTCACCAAAACCGCGAGATCCCGCTTCTCCTGCTGTTTTTTGATAAACTCTAAAATTATTAAAATCCAAATTTTGTAATTTATCTAAAAACTCAAATTTTTCAGGATTTTGTTTTTCAAAATTAATAAAAGCTTGCATTATTGATAAGTTAGGATTAGCTTTTAGTTGTGCACTTAAATAATCAGATCGCTCTTGCGCTAGCTTATCTGACATTTTTTGAGCTAAATCATCTTTTCCAGCTTGCAAATTTTGTGCAAAATGTATTAAATCTGGATCTTTGGTATTAGTCCCATTTTGCATACCACTGATAGATTGTACTCCGTGGTTTATCTCATGGCTCATTATATCGACATATTGAGGCACAGAACTAGAACCATAACCATTAGGGTTCATAGTTATTTTACCTGTAGAAGTATCATAAGTACCCATATTCCCTGGATTTGAGTCATATCTCCACTCAAAAGGCTTGTTTAAAAGCTGTGGATATGCTTTGGTAAATTCAGGGTTTTGGTAAACATCACTCCAAGTTTTTTGCCCTTTGTTTGGGTCCAAATTCCAAATTGTATTATCTTCTGGAATATGCCCAAAAAGTTTACCTTCAGCATTAAATGCCAATCCGGTTGCTTTTGCAATTTCATCCGCCGAAGCGCCACTGGCTAGCATGTCTTTGGCGGTTGCTGCCGCTTCTCTGCTCCAAGTTCTGGATGCAGGGGTAAGCATAGCGGCAAGTTTAGCCCCACCTAATGCTTTTATTGCGCCCCCAAATGGAACTTCATTAAGTGCAGCTCCTACAATACCACGACCACCTTCTTCAAAATTATTCGTATATGCTCCATGAACAATATCTACATAAGGCTGTACTGTCTGGCCAGGAATTTTTTGAGCCTCTTGTAAAAGCTTTAAAGCACCCATTGCTTGTGTAGGATAATTTAGCGGATTATCATGCTTGGTTGTCAAATAATTCCAAGCACCTTTAGCCGCTGCACTTATCCCACTTCCTAACTCATTAGCTACCCCTGCACCAAAATCGTAAGGTGGAGGGGCAGCAACTGGAGGCTGTGCTTGTGGATGAACCACGGTAGAGCCGTATGCTTGCATAGGAGTTCCAGTTGGAACAAGTCTCGGATCAGAATAATCAACTGAGTCAAAAGGGTCATGATCAACTGGGGTTAGCTGCATTTTACATCTCCACTCTCAAATATTTTCCTGGCCGATTAGGATCAGGAACGTAGTGTTTACCATCTGGTGCTTGGCGCACTCCATTTAAATCTGGCATAGCGCTCTGGCCCTGTGGCTGCGGCTGGCCTTGCGGCTGCGGTTGACCCTGACCTTGCGGCTGCCCTTGCCCTTGAGCTTGCATCATGGCCAAATCCGCTTGATTAGCTTGCCAAATCTGATCCATGTGATCCATGCTTATGTCATGAGCCAACTGCTGCGCCGCCATTTGCCTATCATGCACGTCGAGATTTTGAGCACCTAACACCTTGAGTCTCTGCGTCTCTGCATTATAAACATCAATATCCCGCATCTCATCCTTGCCTTTAAGTTTAACCTTGGCAATCTCCAATTCCTGACCAACCTTCTGCAACAGTTGCTGCATTTGCTGAACTTGCTGTTGTAGCATTTGCTCATTCTGACTTGGGCCTTGGCCAAGTGCCTGAGGCGGAACCATACGGCGAAGGCGCTCTGCCGCTTCCTGCGCCATTGGAAAATCACCAGCTTTCAACAGCAAATCACCAATCAAAGCAGTAAGCTGCGGAGCCTGTGTTAAAATCAATGTTAGGGCTTGGAAAGCTTCTTCACGTTTCGTGGCATAAGCTGGGCCAATATCTGCTTGCACTTCATAAGTCCCAATCTTCGGGTTCATAATGCGTTTTGCAGTTTGCTCATTTGCTTTTTGCTTAATTTCAAATGCTTTCTTAGCCGTAGGATCAATCTCAATCTCCAGCGAAGTTTTATCTTCTCCCATCGCCATCACCACTCGCTTAGTATCATAAACCAGCGGAATAAGCTCCAAGATAATCTTGCCTGTCCTTGCGATAGCTATACCAACTGCATCAATGTAGTGGTAAGTAGCTTTATCACCCTGACGCTGCCTTTCGTTAATGGCTTTGCCTGTTCTTTCGTTTCCAGGTGCTCCAATCTGATTGTCATACTGCCCAGAAACCAGAGCCATTTCCATAAGCGAAGCTTGCATACCTTCCATTGCGACCGGAGCGCTAACTGGCGGTTGTACCCGCTGAGGAGGTGGAATATCCTGCCCTTCGTCATCTCGATTGTTATAAGGCAAAATAGAGTGATTGGAAGTATTTGCTGTCGCCCAAATTTGCTCATAGCCCTCGATGGCCTTGGCTGGCCCAATCCAAGGACTTTTGGTTTGCAATGCTCCATATTCCACCGCTGTGCTTGACCAGTAGTTATACATACGCTGGGCATCTATGAGGGCTCTAGTGTGACCTTTTCGATCCATCACGCCATCTATCACTGTCTCCTCACCGATAACTGCTACAATCGGAATGGTCGAGCCTGGCCAAACTTTCTTGTCCATGATTTTGTCACCGACAATGAAATACCAGTGTACTTCTTTCCGCTTTACTTTTCTTGTTTTGGTAAGAGGATGATCCAGCAATTCATCCAGCAAATCATCGCTTCCGTCCAGATGCTCTTTGAGTTTACTAAGCATCTCATCACGCTGTGTTCCATCCTCATCCTCCACATGCACCAGAGTATCTTCAATCTCCTCAACGGTAAAATACTCCGCCATCATAATTTCATTTTGATTAAGCCAAAGCGAGCCTTCGCCAATCACCGGAGTATTTGACACATCCTTGTACTTGGAATGCTTTTTGATAAATTCTTCTCGGTTCATCTTGTCAAAGATAATGGCAAACTTCATGTCCGACTTATCCTTCTCCTGAGCATCAGGATCAAGGTAAACAGTCAGTGGGTCAGCAATGCCTTTGATAAAAATGTCTTGGTTAAAAGACTTTTCATCCACATAAGCCGTCAAAACTCGCCAGTAGCCTATACCGCCTTGCACCATGGTTGTAACTGCTGCATCATAATGAGTCGTGGCATCTGACTGATACTCAATTCTTCGCATCAGGCTATTGTACATCTGTGCAGCATCATAAGTCGCATCATTGCCATTAGGCAAGATTTTAATTCCAGGTTTATTCTGCTTGGCATCGTTGACAATGAGAAGGCAATGTTGGCGAGTTTTATTAAGCGTAAGCATTGGCTTTTTGTCCAGCTTACGATAATCCTGCACATCGCTAGGCCACTGATACATGTTGTATGAGTCGCCATTGCAGAACTTAGTGTCCTCCAGAAAGCGAAAATCTGCTTGCGACTGCCAGTCACGAGCAATTTCAAATCTATCAGTGGCTTCCTTGAGAATTTTCTCATCATCAATATTTAGCATTGCGCTACCCCATCCAACTTGTGTTATTGCCAATTAAAATCTGAGCAAACTTTGCCATTTTACCCGTAGCTTGATCTACCAATTTTGGATTAGCCTCGGTCTTTCCACTTCCATACCTACTAACTACTCCAGAATAGCAAAACGAGTCAGCAGCATCCGATGCCCAATCATGGTAAGGCTCATCGCTAAGTCGCGTAGTGCCAGTTACCAAAGCATACCGATAGTGCATCAGAGCATTTACTCCAGTTTCAGTTTTTTCTTTATCAAAATAACACTGAGGAAAGATTGTTCTAGCCGCATTGATCCTGTCGGCGATGGCAAGCTTAGGTACAATCCTAACTTTCCTGCCATTGTTTCGCAAAATCTCTTCAATGCTCATTCCGGTACCAAGTGACTTGGACTTGGCATCATGGGGAAGCCAGTCAATGCCATAGATATATTTTTTGGCTTGAAGTATCTGGAGATAATAACTGAGAGGCTTTTGTCTGCCTTCAAAGTAGTCGATGTATCGGTACTCAAAACCAATCTTTTGCCTAAACCAGATAGTTGTGGCGTCACCATAACCTAAGTCCCAGATAGTGTCAACAGAAAAAGACGAGTCGTAAGGCACGCTCATAATTCGATTTTCACTGATGGTCTGGCGTAGTTCTTGAGCAAAAACTGCACCTTCAAGATTTTTCTTGCACTCCCCTTCCCATACATTTAAGTATGAGTCATAATCAAGCTCCTTAAGTCGATCCATTTCGTCCTTGAGAACCTGCGGAAACCAAGGATTATCTCGCCAAGAAATTTTGATTACAAAAGCATTAGGTGGGGCATTTTTGACAAATCTTTGGTAAGTTTCATCTGTTTCCAACTCTGGGTTAAAAGAAAGCCAAATTTCACTTCCTTCCTTACGAATGGTAGGGATCAGCACTTCCCATGAGTTTTTAGAAATAAGATTGGCTTCTTCTACCCAGCAAACGTCAACACCCTCGTAAGACTTAATCTTAGTAACATTATGCCGGATGCCCTCGAAGGAAAACTCAGTTCCTTCCGCCCTACCTACTCCCTTAATAACTGCTTTTTGAATATCATAAAACTCACTTAAACCCATATTTACAATTTGGTCACTTAAGACCTTGTGAACCGAGTCCTGCATGGAGTTTTGAAATTCACGAGCACAAAGAACTCTCAGTGGCTTATCAAGACCTTGGAGAAGCAAAGCTCTAGCAATACCCCAACTTTTTGCCCCGCCTCGACCTCCATAAAGCACCTTATATCTCTTAGGGAGAAAAAGGCATTGCAGTTTTTCCGGAAACTGAATTACAGGTTGATCCACTGGTTACATCCTTTGATTTTCAAACGTGGAACGAGTCAAAACAAATCTTTTTTGCCTTTAATCTCGTTCTTGTAGGCTTTTTTATTATACTCTTTCAAGTTTTTATTAAGCTGCCCTTCTGGCTCTTTTGGGCTTTTTATCTTCATTTTTGGCAATTTTGTCATAACTTCTTTAGGATTTTTAGCCATTTTTATCTCCGATACCAAGCATATTGAGTTGAATTTAGCTGAACTGGAAAAAATTCCACAGTTCCGGCAATAAGTTGCCATGAAGTATTACCTTCACACACGTCCCTAACCGCTACTGACGTGCCAAAATTGATTGTAACTGGATAAGTTTCTGTATTATTACCATAATCCGAGATCACAATCGAGCTTTGCGATGAGTTATTGATAAAATCAATCACATTCGGCATAGTCAGCGTAACTGTTCCTGCCACATTCAAAATCACATCAGTGCCAGTGTTAGGAATTACAGTTGTTCCAGCAGCGGTTATCTGAAGCACAGTTCTAAGATTAGGATTGGCAGTATTTCCGCCAATCGACATAGAATTTATCATATCACTGAGCATCTGCTGCAAGACCGCACCAGTAATCTGGCCTTGCCCATTTGTTGTGATATTTGAAACTAATTCAGCTTGTAGCTGCGCTTTCGTCAAGACTGTCATTTGAGTTTTTCCTTAGTAAGCAAAGCAAGAAACTTGCAAAATGTCACTTGCTGCCCAAGCGGTTGCAACACCTGTGGTATTGTAGTTGGTAACTGTGACAGTCGTTGTAGTGCTAGCCGAAACTTTAGTAAAAGTTGTAGCTGGAGTTGTAAAATCTTGCACCCAGCAATTCCACCCAGTTGTGGCTGTTGGCAAACCAATTACACCAGACGATGCAGTAGCACCTGTTCCCACGTTGATGCGGAACGCCGCTGTACCGTTGTTGGCTGTGACTGAAGGCGAAGTTCCAAAGCCAGACGATATGGTTGGAGCCGCGTTGCTTACAAGCAGGTTGGTCTCAGTGATTGTGGTAAACTTGCCTGTGCTGGCGGTTGTAGCTCCTATTGATACGTTGTTGATAGTACCCGCTGTAGCAGGGCTAATCGTAACAACACCCGTACCCGTAGGCGAAAGAACCACGTTGGCGTTTGCAGGGCTAAGAGTAACTGTACTTGATGCTCCAAGAGTGGTAAACGATCCTGCGGCTGCTGCCGTTCCCCCGATGGCCGGAGGCGAAGCAAGGTAAGTGCTAAAGCCCGTACCGGATACAGTGCTGGAAGCGGATAGTGTGGTAAATGCTCCAGTACCTGCGGTAGTCGCACCAATGTTCATGTTATTGATGCTACCGGCAGTACCGCTAGTAATCGTAATTGTGCCCGCACCAGAAGTTGTATAAGACTGGTTATTCGTTGTGGTGTTGTGAACAATAGCACCCGAAGCGGTCAATGCGGTAAATGTTCCTGCTGCGGCAGTTGTGCCTCCAATAGCCGGAGGAGAGGCTAAGTAAGTCGTAAAACCTGTGCCGCTTACCGTGGTGTTAGCAGTTACTGTAGCTGCCGTAATCGAAGTTACCGTAGGGGTAGCTGAGTAAGCCGGAGCAGCGCCGACACCGCCTGACACAAGCACGGAACCTGTAGCCACGTCAGAAAGTTTGCTGATTGTTGTGGAAGCTGAAGCATAAGGCAAATCGCCAATGGTGTAAGAGGCTAGTCCTGTGCCGCCGTTGGCCGCACCAAGCGCACCCGTTACGTTAGTAGTCGTGGCAAGGTTCAGCGTCCCAAAAGCGGGGGCAGAGCTGCCCCCAACACTGAGCAAAGGCTGCCCTGCTGTTCCGACTGTTGTTGCCGCAACCGCGCTGGTGCCGTTCCCGTAAAGAAGCCCGTACTGGGTAAGCGTTCCTACCCCAGTACCACCCGAGCCTACGGCCAAAGGAGTACCAAGAGAAAAAACACCAGCGCTAGAAAAACCGCCAGCATCTGTAGTTCCACTGTT